ACAAAGAATCATAAATCGGACAGCATGACCAAAGATTTCTCCCCAATCCGTGCCTTCTTTTTCTTCTTGTTCCTCTGTCATAATAGGGATTTATTAGTCATACTATACATAATTACCTATTTACGCAAATGACAGAGGTACAAGCGATGTTGATAGGGGCAGCAGCTACTGCTTTTGTTATGGTTTTATCTAATATGAGTAACCGTAGAGAGAAAACTATTATTGATATATACAATAGATTAAACAAGTTATCGCAAGCGGTTAGCAGAATAGAAGGCAAGATACAATAACGTGTGCTATGTTTGGAAAAACAAACAAACTATGTACAAGATACTAAAACCTATTCTTGTAAGGTTCTTAACAACTACTGCGTGCAAGAGACTCATCATAGAAATATTAAGAGAGACAATTTGTAAGCAGACCTCAAACACGTTGGACGATAAAGCAGTTGATCTGCTTGAACAGCAATTGTTTCCCAAATTAAACTAATGACTAAAGGTAAATTTCTTAACATCGAAATTGAAGAACCACCTGTAGAATTACAGCTATCAGTTGAGATGCGAGTAAGAGAAGTTTTGCAAAGCGATGATTACGTTGGTGTAAAAAAATATTGCACACATTTGATAAGGCATCAAATGAGACAAGATGTTTTTCTTGCAAGTTTGTTAGGAAGAATTATAGAACTAGAAGCAATACTTGATAAAAAAGAAAGAGCAGATGAATTAAATACTATGGACAAAGTAAAAAAATTTTTCCATAATTATTAAAAAAAGGAAAATTATTATGCCTAAAAAATCCTACGGAAAACCCAAGCCACCTAAGAAGTAAGCATGGCTTGGTAGGTTCTAGTTCTCTACCCAACTCTAGAGCCGATGCCCCGGAGTGATTTCTGGTCTGCTCACTCTGGGGTATTTTATTTAAAATGGAATCTCGTCTATTTCTGGTACTTGTGGTGAACTATTCCAATCATCTAAGTTATCATTACCTTTATTAGATGGCGGTATGTTATCTGCCCTATAACTTTTTGGTTTGTATTCATTATCTACATCAAACATACTTACCATTATTGATCCAGAATTTTCTTTGCCACTAAAATCAGGTAACCCTGCAAAGTTTATCCATTTATCTAACAACATAAATTGTTTGCCTTGGTCATTCTCCATAATGACTCCTATGTTGACCCAGTTGGCCTTGGGATTGCCATCCCTATCTTTGTATTCTCGTGTCTTGACGGATAGGTTTTTGATTTTTCGTGCCATAAGAAATTTCCTGTAGTATGCGTATGCGGACAAAGCCACCAAGGTAGTTTGAGTCCATGGTTGATATAACAGTATTGAATCGTTTGTCGTTGATGCGTAATGCGTCAGCTAATCCGTCAATACCTGCCTTCATTCTAGCAACTAAGTTATCACGGTCATAACTTCGTTTGTCTGGTGGTATAAACGTCATTTCTAAAACTAATTTTTCTGGTATGTTTTCATATACACCTCGATATTTTTTTAACTGTTCTTTCGATACGCTGTAACAATCTTTTCTGTATTGTTTTTTTGCTGCTGCTAACTTTGCCCAATGCAATCTTTTGTTTGGCGATAAATCTGATGGTGGCCAACCCAATACTATTTCAATCATTTATCTAAATTGTGGTCCGTCCATCCAAGCAACAAGACTATATCTTGTACCAGATGTAACAGGTTTTACTCTATGTACCACCCATGATGGAAAAACACAATATGACCCTGCTTGCATGGGAATTGTGATTTGCGTTTGATTAACAGGGTTGTAATATTCAAATTCACCTCCTTTAAAATTATCATTTACTAAAAATGATATAGATAATTTTCTTGTGCGTTGATCTTTTTCTTTTATAGGAGATTGATCAATGTGCCATCTATACTCCTGATTCTTTTCGTATTTTGTAACTTGTATGTTATCTGAAAAATGTATTAAATCATAATGAAAATAATCTGTGTTTGTATTTATCATTATGTTATGTAAAATGCCGGCAATCCAACTATCTACATACAACCAAGCGTTTGTTGATGACCGTGCAGTATTATCACCTGTTGCACTTGATTCATAATTACCGCTTTTACAAATCTTTAATATTTCTTTGAGCATACTTTTAGGTATGTATGAATTTGCATTAATACAAGTTCTTTCTGCAAAACATCTATTGTAATTTTCCATATTATTTAAATAAATTTTTTATAAAATAAATAAATTTTTCCCATGCAGTTTTATGTTTATTTTCTAATTCATGTATGCGTTTTTTTATTCCATCAAATCTAACCATGTATTCTTTTGTTGGTAAATCATTAAACCAAAACTGTGTTTCTAATTCTGCTAATTGCTGCCTGTAATTTGCAATTTGCATAATGTCTTTTTGTTTGTCTGATAATTCTGGTGTAAATTTTTCCCATTTATTTTTTTTAAATACTGCTAGTTTTTCTGGCTCGTTTGGATTAAACCACAAGTCACCTGTGTTAAATTTGTTTTCGTTTGTCATAAATTTTTCCTGTAGGAATCCCAGTTAAAACCAATTAATGCACCTCCGTTTTCACGCAACCTATCGGTTACACGTTCACCAAGGTAATCTGATAATTGTTCGCTAGGAATATTTGATAATAAAATAGATGGTTTAAGTTTTTCATAGCGTTCATTTAGTACATCGAACAACAGTTGTTTCTCAAACTCTGACCCAAACTGTACACCAACTTCATCAAGTATAAGCAAATCAGGTGATGCAAATGCATCTATGACTTCGCTTTCTGTTTCTTCCTTTGTCCTCCAACTATCTTTTACTCTACGAATTAGACGTTGTACGGTGACGAATACTGGTGACCGTTGTTGTTGCATAATGCTCAACGCAATGCCTATTGCCAAGTGGGTTTTGCCAGTTCCCGGTTTGCCAACAAAGATTGCAGAACGTCCTGTTTTCATTACTTGATCAAAGTTTTCTGCATACTCTTTTGCAAAAGCTAATGCCTTCTGTTGACCACTTGTCTGTGCTACATAGCTATCTAACGTCCGATCCTTAAATCGTTCTGGTATAGCTGCACCTTTTATCTTTGACATCCATCTACGCTGCTCACGTTCTTTGGCAAGTGCAATGTATTTTAATTGTTCTTGCTTTTCTATCTCCTTTTTTTTAACTGTCATACATTCTGGACATTCTGTCCAATAATCACCAATGTAATTTGTTGATAAGTAATAACCATGCTTAGGGCAATGCCCTTCTTTTGTTGGTCTAACCACTTTAATTTTTTCTAAACTCATTTCTTTACCCTTTTAAATTTCCAATTTGGATAAAGTCTTCGCCCTTCAAGGTCAATAGACATTTCTCCTGTTGTAATATCCATCATAAAAATTGGTACTTTCTCATCTTTTTTCATATTTTTTGTACCCCCTCACCGTAGTTAGTAGTAGCAAATGACTTTTGTTCTTCTTTAATCCAATCAGATTTAAAACTTTGCCATCCCCTTGCTTGGCACATAACCAATGCATCCTCCAAACTAATAGTTGTTTTCTTAACTTCATTCTTTATACCAATCAAAGCAGTTTCTGTTAATGGTGCTTTCTTGTTTTTTCTATGAGTTAAAAAATCATTCCATGTTTTTTTACTTACATTGCGTGGTCGCTTTATATTTGTTTCTTGTTTCTTGTTTAATGTTTCTTGTTTATTGTTTGGTTGAACCTTTGTTGAACTGGCGTTGGATCTAGCAAGAGCAGATGCTTTACCTGCCCTGCTTGCTGCTTGTATCTTAGCTTGATACTTTGTAATCTCTTCATTAGTTCTTTTGTGTACATAGCCTGTACCAACATCATGTGTAAAAAATTCTTTTAACACTTGAACAACTTCTGGTTTATGCTCTGGCATTCTTATTAGCCGAGCCACCTCTGTTGCATCTTCTGGTAATGGTTTCTCATGCAAGTAATAAATGTCTAAACATCTACGGTATGCAAGATCCTCCATTAATGATAGATGCACAGTATGGCTCATGTAATCGCCAATGTTAAAGGAGTAAAAATGCATCACTTCCTCCTAGCTGTTAAATGATGTTGGTATTGTGCTAGTCGATATTCAAAAAAGGATTCAACATTATGTACCTTTTGGAATGTTGGATTTTCTTTTTCCAATTTATTTAATTCTGAAATTAAATCATTTACTAAAAACCTCATTTGATTTAAGAGGTCATCTTTTTTTGGTTTATCCATTAATTTACTCCTCCTTGCGGTAGTTGTTGATTACGTTATCTGCTGCCTGATCTGCTTCTTCGTTGGCCATACCCATAGCTTCTTTAAGTCTGGACAATGGCTGATCTTGTTTGTCAGGTGTAGGAGTTACGTTTACTGGCTGTTTAAATTCAGTATCCTCATCTATTCTGACAACAGAACTGATTGCATCATTTTTTGGTAGTCGTTTTGCTATGCGATGAATGACAGTTTTCTTGGCCATCTGGTCAAACCATTTAACCCAAGGACTATGAGGTGATGAACTAGCTCTTGATACCTGACGGCATTTATCTATTTCTGCCATGTTCATTACCTCGTAATACTCACCTTCATTAGTGGTTACAGCTACTGCATAAACACATATAGGTTTGCCACGGTCACCAGTTATTAATGGTTTGTGTGTAATTTTTGGTGCAGTACCTAACTCATAATCAAACAAATCATTTTCGTATACAACTTCAGCACATAAAGTTTTTATTAATCCACTATTGTGTAATACCTTGATGATGCCTTCGACCATTGGTATGTATTGAACTGAATTGCCATACTGAACTGCTGCTGCTTCTTTGCCATCCAAGTACAGACCATCTTGTGCTGCCCTCATAAAGGTTTGCATCAAACTGTTTTTGTCTGCTTGTACTAATTTAGGATTTTTATTTAGTGTTAACTTTGCAACGCTAATAAATTTCCATTCGTCCATTGTTGATGGCAATGCTTCTTTAAATTTGTCTGCCATTTTTTCTAGTGTTCCTTGCATGGCTACAAGTGGTGTGATTGATGAGGTCATTAGTTAAACTCCTTTTGGTTGATTAAATTTAAATTGGCGAAAGCCTTTGCGTGGGTTGATGTATGTACCAACCATGTCTTGGGTAATGTATTTACCCTGACTACCTTTAGTCATTCCGCAATTAATAATTCCATACTTAGAAATGATCTTAGATGCACCAATACTTTTTTCTAGTATTTGTGCCTTTATTGCATCTTTTGTTTTGCCAAGTGAAACGTACTCTTTGTTGATTGCGTTGTAATCATCAACTAACTGATCCATATCCTCATCTGCTTCTAGAAACAGACTAGGGTCAGCATGATTACATAAGTTTTTAATTACATATTGAGAGTCACGTTCATAATCAATGTCAGGTGGTGTACCTGCTTTAATCCTTTCCCAAAACTCTTTCACTTTTGCTTGTAACATTGCACCAACTTCCTTGTCTCTAGCTCTAATAATTATTTTCATTTCATTGCCACCAACCAATGCAACTATGCATCCCCAGTTTATGTTTGAAACATGGAGTTGATGCTGAAGCTGCATTTCTATAAACGGTGGAGCAGAAATGTTGCCATTACCATCGTCTGTCCATTTTGTTCGATAAACATAACCGTCTACATTTTTAACTTCCATAATGCCTACTTCATCACCGCTAGTAATTTTGTAGTCAAATGATGAACCCATGCGATGTTCGTTAGAAAGATAAACGTCAAAAGGTTCTACATCCCAACCTTGTTCTTCTGCACAACCTTGAGCTATAGAATCCTCAAGTCTGCGACCCCATGCCATCCGAGGGCTATCAATGTGTTGGACAAGTTTTTCTTTTTTTTCGTTATACAATTCAAATTCTGATTTGTATGGATTAAGACCAAATAAACATGACACTTCTGTTGAAGTTACATCAAGCAATCTGTTTTCTAACCAATCTTGTTTGTTGGTTATTGGAATTTCTTTTAGAGTCATTAAAATAATTCTCCTTGTTTTTGAATTTTTGGTATTGAATAAACAGCAATTTTCTTGCCATTCTTTTGTCTTTTCATTTCTGTCTGGATGTTATGCCCTGCTTCCTTTAGGTCATTTATTCTGGCAGCAAGTCTAAAACAAGCAAACAGTTCTAACGCTTCGATGGCAGTTAGTGGGCCGTAGTTCTGTAAGTGATACAGAACCTTGGCACTTTGTGATGTTGTTTGTTTCATAGCTCCTCTGACTTTTGAAAGTTAACGTACTCTTCATCTTTGACAATTTGCATTTGCCATTTACCAACTGTGTCTAATCTACGACCATATCCCCAGTTAGGATTTTCCTTGTCGTATTCATAGTCAGATAGATGAAATTCTGTGTTTTCTTGGATGTAGCTAGATTCTTTTAGTTTGCGAACTTTTTTTGTAAAAGGACAAGAAGGCCAGATGGTTTTGTTTATATCAAATTGAATTTCTTTTAACCTGTCGGATAAAGCATATTCGCTGTTGGCATAAACTTTTAAAGTGAAACATCTCATTGATCTTTCCCCTCTAAATAAAGTTCAGCCCAAATTTTTGCATCAATTAATTTATTGATGTTTTTACATTGGTCAATAGTTAACTCGCTGAAGACAAGATCAAAAATGTCTGCTTCTTCACCTTTTTCTACCATCTTCCAAAATGCTTGTCTGGTAGTGTCAACTGAGAATTGCCATGCGTTCTTACCGTCATGGTCTTGAATTGTTTTTGGGATCATCGGTTTAAAAAAGAAATGTACTGAGGGTGGTCTTGTAATTCACATTCGAGTCTGAGTTCTTCTTCCCAATCCTCTGATGTGTGATTGCAGTAAGGAAGGTTAGCCAAGTAGGCCAACCTTTCTAGTTTCTGGGTATCTGTCATTAGTCCTCCCATCCATCAGGAGCATTTGCTGCTTTTTCTTTCCAGTAATTGTCACGGCTACGCTGTAACTTATCTGATGAATTTATCTCTTCAACTATTTCTGAACAATCGTAATCAATCAATGCAGAAAAGTGAACGATTTTCTTAATCATGGATTCATAATATGCTTCCATTGATTCAAGATAATACTGCTTGTATCTAAACCAATTGCGAAATTGCTTGGTTTCAATCTTGCCAGTACTTTCGTTGTAATAACCATTTTTAACTTTATAGTTCCAATGGTTTCTCATGTGACAAGAGAAAGGTACTTCTTTCATCTTGTAGAGATCACGTTTTCTGAGATCGTCACCAGTATTGTAAGCATCAATCATGAGTCCATACTTGTACTCTTTAATGCGTTCTGGTAACTTACCAAGTTTAATTCTGTTTTTGTAACCAGAAATTAATCTCTTGATGTCTGACCTATCAAGTTCAACTGTAAACTTGTGGTCGATGTTTGGGTCTGTGTAGACCAGTTTTGCGTCAATAGTAGACATAGTGTTTGTTAATAGAAATTAGTAAACAACAATTGAAGGTATAACACCTTCACCATTAAGTATTGCACATAATGCAACAGTTGTCAAGAAACTGGTTAATCGAAGGCATCTCGTTTTTTCAATACTTCCACCTGAGATCCGCATCTGGGGCAAGATAAATTGCTCATTACTGAAAACTCAGGAAATCCATTCATACCTTCTTCAATGTCTATGTCACCGCCAATAATAAGATCGCTGTCGCACCAATAACAGTTCATTCTCTGCCAAAGATAAGTTCGTGAGCAGATAACTGTATACCTCTATCCCATGCTGTTTCAAGTAGCTTGCGTTGAATAGATGTTGGTATAGTGCCATCTCCCTTTTGCCATTTAGATACTGATGCAGGGTCACGATGTATCGCCCTAGCTAATGCTCGAACACCACCGAACTCAGCAATGGCTAATTGTACTGGTGTTTTAATAGTTGATTCCATATCTATATATTGCCATAAATGCAACATTAATACAAGTAATTAGGCAAAAAAAAAGAGGGTTGTTACACCCTCTAGATCAATATTAAAAATAAAAGTAAATAAGGAAATAATGCAAAAGCCATAGGTCTATCCATATACAAGTTTGCCATAGGTCATAATCTGCAATATAGAATCAGCTATTGAAGCATCAATATGTCCAAGGTCGTTATTTGTAAAAGCATGAAATACTTCGCCACAATCATGTTTATTTAAATCAGTTTTACCCGAAATAATTTTTTCGATAGTGGTTAAAACATCTTGTACTTTAAATTCATGCTTGTCATCCTCACAATCCTCTATTTTTATTGGAGAATCTAGAGTTAGGTCTTTAAGCCATGAACAGCAACCTTCACACTCATATTCTTGGTCATCTGCAAACCAAATGTTGCCGTCTTCATCTTCTTCTTCTTTAATGTTTCCTATTGTGACCTCACAGGCCCAATAATTAACACCTTGACCCATAGTGCAAAATAAACATCTTAGGTCATCTAAACTAATGTCAAATTGATAGTTGATGTTGCAAGTAAATTTTTGTTCGGTAATAGTTGTCATTGGTCTGGTTAATAAAAAATTGGATAAAAAAAAATGGGTGAAATTATTCACCCAAGTATGCGTCAACTAGTTCTTTGTATTCAACAGAACCTTCGACTAGTTGCTGTGGAGTAATTGCAGATACAGTTGAGCTAGACATAAAAGCATTGATAAATGCATCTTTGTTAGCTTTGCCTTTGACATCTCTGTAATCAACGCCAAGCATTAAGTCGCTAAATACAACAAATGCTCTTTTGCCTTCAGCCTTAGTACGCTTGAGCAATCTTGCATAAGTACCTGCGTGTGTCATAAACCATGTACTGGCCTGTTCATGGATCTCGCTAGGTGTGAAAGTTTCAGTAGTCATTGTTAATAGAAATTAGTAATGTACTCTTTTAGTGTGGCATATATCCCAACACCTGTCAACAAATTAATTTTAAATATTGCGATTTACTCTACATTTCTCTATATTATGAATAATTTTATTTATTTTTTATGACACTAGCAGCAGTTAGACCAAAAACTATTGTTGTTGGTGTCTCAGATACTGGTCATCGGGTTGCAGAGGATCATCCTAATCATAATCCTCGTATCACTCAGGTGGTCGTTGATGCACTGCGAGAACTAAACGAAGAAGGTATTGGCTATGGCTGTCTTTCTATTATGTTTGGTATCTCTCGTGGTTATATAGCTCAAATTTGCCGTTATGAAAAAAGAGTCAGCTACGCAACTCGTTACAAAACAATCCAAGTTAGGTAGGCCAATAGCTAAACCTGATTTAAAAATTATGGAAGAAGTTTTGTTTTGGATTTCTTCTGGTAATACTTTGCGTGCTTATTGCAGACAAAAAGGTAAACCTGCTTTTACTACTATTTACAATTG